TTTTCAAACTTCCAGTTAAATTTAAATTAACTATTGCTCCAGATCCAATTTCGTCCAATACAGTTATTTCTGGATTGTTTATTACATCATATCCGTCACCAGAGTCTATAACTGAAATGGAATCTAATTTACCATAATATAAATTTTCATCATAAAGTGATGGTGAGTATAATTCAATTCCATTTGAAAGCATTCCAATTGTTTTATTATTCGTGCTTCTATCTCCTGCCTCTTCAAAAACAGAGTCCTTTTTATTGAAATTAAATTTTTTAAATAATTTTTGATTTTTTAAAGTTTTATTTTGATAATCTAATTTTACAAAATAATCACCAGAAAATCCATAGTTTAATTCTATAAATTTTTCATTAAATAAATCACTTTTACTATAAGATAAATTGATTTTTCTACTATCACTAACTTCTCCTATAGTATTAACAAAATATATTCCACTAGAAATTCCAGAATTTGAATTTGAAAAATAATATATTTTTTCTCCAGTATAAAATTTATGAATATCTTCGGTATTTAAAATAGTTGTTTTTCCAACACCAGAGTCTCCATAAACATAAATTTTCCTATCTCTCGCAAAGAGTTCATAATCTGGTGTTCCTGATGATGCAACATAAAAATAATCATCATTATTGTCAGTATAAGTATTCTGAACACAAGAAGATGTTAAAGATATATCGGAAAAATAATTTTGATTGGAACTAGAATAACTAATATCTTTTTTGACTTTATTTTTTTGTAATATATTGGAATCTATCTGTACTTGAATTCTTTTCTGAGAACTAAAAACTTCTACAATTGTTGCTTGTTCTGGGATATCATCTGGATCTCCATCATTTAATAATATAATAGTTTCCCCATTATAGAATGATACATTATCATATAAATTAATATTCCAAATATTACTATTACTTCCAGTTGGTCCAGTTATTGAAAAAATGTCAGTAATGACTGGAATATTATATTTCCAAGAATAGAAATTTGGATATTGTCCCAAATCTTTTCCAAAATTAGATACTAATATCTTATCACCTTCTCTTAAATTTGAAGTTTTGGATGTATCGAAATTATCAATTATACTAATAATTCTAAATGTTGCAGTTGTCCCATCATCTAGGTATGCAAAAGCAAAATTATTTTCTACAATCTCGTCATTTATATCAAAATCAAAATCTATTCCACTAACATCAAACAATTGAGTAAAAGTTTTATCCCCATATGAAATTTCTACTGGGTCTTGGTATAGTTTAGATAATACAAATGCTGTACCAGAATTTGGAAATCCTATTGTAGAATCTATAGTAATGGATGTATCACCAGAAAAAACTTGTTTGGTTATGTTTGTTTTATTTGTTACCTCAAATGGAACAGTTATTGATTCTCTATCTAGGGAAACCTCATATAAAAATTTTCCTTCAACTGGTCTTATTTCAACATTGTAAACAGAGGCACTTGAAAACTCCCCTTGATACAGAGTTTTTCCAATCATATTGAATGGATCACCACCGGAAATTTGTTCCAATAATATATTTTTTGTTGTTATATAATTTCCACTAGAAGTTTTAATTGTATAATCTAATGGTTTAATTATTTCAATCTTTTCATTAAATAAAATCTTAAATAATATTTTATATGAAACATCAGTACCTTTAGATGCATAAAAATCTTTTGCTCTGGATAAAATATTTTTTATGCTAACTTCATCGGCAAAATTTCTATTTTCAAATCCTGGTAAAAATTGATACTTAAATTGTTCAAATAATTTATTGAAAAATAATGCCGTTAAATTTTCTACAGAAGAACCATTAATGTGAGATACTGCTTCTGTAGTTGAAAATGTAAAAGAATTTTTATTTAAATTATCAATTCCACTAAATCCTCTAATACATCCAGTAAATGAATTAGAAGTTTTTCCAGTGTATGTAATTATTTCATCATCAATTTTAAATAATCCATAGCTATCTGGAAATCCAACAGTATGATTAACTAAAATAGTATCATCAAGTGCTTTTGTACTTGATACTAAAACACAAGGAACTACATTACTGAAAAAGGTCTCATTATTAAAATTATCAATAGATTTATACTTTGGTAAGTTATTAGCTAAATCAACTATACCTGTCTGATATTCTTGGGAAATATAATATTGAGTTAAAAACTGTTTAAATAACGGCGATTCACTATTAAGAAATTCTGGGATTTGTGTTTCAACAAAGTTTTGAATTTTTACTCTTTTGATCTCTGACATTTTATCTCGTATATTCTCCGTTGGTATAGCTTGATGAAGTTATATAAGTTGTTCCTGAAGTATTCTCACCAGAAGATATTGTATCCTCTATCATATTTACCAAAGAATTTTGGATGCTCAATTCTAAGTATATATCCTTCAAAGCAATGACATCATTTGACTCTGGTACTGCTTGTATTTGTATTCCTTCAGAATTAATTGAACTAGTAATATTTACTACATCAATCATAATTTCACCCTTCTCATAATTAACTGTTCCTGCATTATTCTTAATAATATTTGGAATATTATCTTGAATTGTAAAAAAGAAGACTGATCCAAAAGTTTCATTTGTAGGAACATCACTTAAATAAACAATTCCCTGAACCCCATCAATTGTAAATCCTGTACTTTTAATATTATATCCACGATTATCTTCAAAATTATTCTTTTTGATATGGAATTTATTACCAAAGCAAAGTTCGTAGACGGCATTTTTATTATATTCTGGTTTCAAATCTCTTCTCATAACTAATTTGGTAATGTTTGAAGTGATTGAATCACTTGTACCATCAATTAAAGAGCAAATTTTACTGTACTTAAGTCTTCCACCAAAGTTATTGATATCATATGAAGTACTATAATTTTTCAAATTATTATAAATTTTAGTCTGAAGAGCACTAACATCTGAAGTGGTCCCTTTATTGTAATATACATTAGATACCAATTCAACATAAAGATATTTTAAATCAACAATTTCTGGTTTAATTCCTGCTATTGAGTATTGTCTTAATTTGTTTTTGATATCATTCTTTGTTATTTCTGATAAAAACTTACCTTGCCTTGGTTTAATTGATATGAAAACTTTTCCATATTCTGGTGGGTCTAACTCATCACCACCATATGCGGTGACTGACTCCACGTTAGGGAAGATATATGGAATCAATCCCTTATAGTCATTTGCGGTAACTGCTCTATATTGGGATGAATATATTCTCGGTGCCAAATATTTAACGGAATCAATATTTTCTATATCATCACCATTTTCTGATTTTTGTACAGTTGTAACTGCAGAAATTCCTGTGGTAATTTTATTTCCCCTATTATCAACTAAAACCCCAGAGAATGTAAAATTAGATGCTCCATCCACAGAAGCACCATTAGTTACAATATAATTTGCCTCAATTAATGACCCAGAAAGTGGTTTTTTACCTAAAATTCCATCACCAAAAAGTAATTCATATTTTTCATCTTCAATCTCTTGAACTAAAAATACTTTTGAATTTTCATCGATATCAAGTATATTAGTATATAATTTATATTCTTCTGCTGTTTTATTTCTTACAAAAACTCTAATAGTTGATGTATCGACACCAACATTAGGAATAACAAATTTTTGATTGTATTGCGATTTATCTACAGTAAACCTTTTGGTTAAGTATATACCTTCATAAACTGAGATACTATTAAATGCAGAAACTCCAAAGTTATCAACAGGTACAGTAATATCCTCTGGTATTGAAAATATATAACTGCCACCTTGAATTGCACCCAAACAAACTGGACCTGCTTTTAATGTAACAGTTTTTAAATCTGGATTTCCAGTATTTACGGTAATACTAATTTTTGCAATAGACGATCTTCTTGATCTTGGGACATAACCAATGTTTCTTGCCAAAGATACTACATTTTCCCTTAGTGAAGCACTATCAATAAAGGATTCATTCACTGCCATATTTGTATTATAGGCAGTTATGTAAGAATTATATGCAAGTATATCAATTAAAATAGAAAAATTTGATCCTTCAAAATCAAAGTCTGTGAAATTGCTGTCCGATCTTAAATAATCCTTTATCTGAGATCTTAGATCTTCAAAATCTAAATTAGTAAATTGATTGAAGGCCATTATATCCTACTTGGAAGTAAAAGAAACTCTATATTTTGTGAAGGAAATGCTTGTCCAATTATATCATACTCAATTTTAATTAAGAGATCATTAGAATCTTCTGGAAATTCTATAAAAACTTCTCTTAAAGTAATCCTAGGTTCAAAATTATTTAAAAGTACAGTAATTTGCTCTTGTAAGTAAGAAGAAGTTTCATCAGTTTGAAGTTCAAATAATGAATCTTCTACTTCAGAACCAATTAAAGGATTGAAAAATCGTTCTCCAATGCGAGTCCTAACCAAATTAATTACAGATCTTTTAATCGCATCTTCATTCTTTAGTTGAATCAAGTCATTTGTAATAGGATTTCTGGAGAACGATAAACTAATGTCTCTAAATGCTCTAGAGATAGTTACTGCCATTCAGGATATTAAATGCATTTAATATATCTATAATGGTTTTTAAACTATTTTTCCATAATATGGTTCTGTTCCATAGTCCCAATCATTATAATCGTCATCATTTCTGATTTTTTCATGCAATTCAGTTTGTTTTTTAAAATTATGCTGTTTTGGTGCATAGTCATGCATAATTTCCTGAATGACTCTTTTTGAAGAATCGTTTTTATAGTCGGTAACAAGTTTATTTGTACCCCACATTTGGTACATATAATCCTTGTCCCTATCAACTTTTAAATTTGACATAAAAAACTCCTGTTTTTTGTATTAAAAACAGAACTTTTATTTGAAGGAGGTTCCTATCTCCTTCTTTTTATTTAACGATTTAGATATCTTATCTTATAATCTTCGGAATTGAAATATTTTAATAATTCTAATGCTATTAATTTTGGATTTCCAGGTCCACAAGTATAAACATCTATTGCAACACAACCATTTTCTGGCCAAGTATGACAAGAAACGTGACTTTCTGATAGTGCAATTACAATTGTACACCCCTGAGGACAAAAACAATACTGAAAAATGTTCAGTATGGTCATTCCAGCACGTTCAATGCCTGTTTCCATAGTTTCCTGAAGAGATATGGAATCGTTAAGTAGTTCATATTCTACACCATACACCTCCAAAAGAAGGTGATTTCCCATTGAAAATCTCTCCAATTGCTTAAGTCTCCAGTTTTCTTTGAAAAATTATTTATTTAAAACAAAAAATCCCTCGTTGGTAGAGGGATTTCATTATATTATTCTGTTATTTTCCTTGTCCACGATATTTTTTTCTGGCTTTGTTGCGACTTGTTGCCGCATACTTTGTATTTCTTCCAAAACCTTGACGAGTATTCTTAGGAATACTTTCAATTTTCATATCCTTTCTTGTTGCCATAATATACTTCCTCCTAAAATAACTCTAAACGGGTTTTAACGGGTTATAAAAGCAATTCTTTGGTAGAATGCCCTAAGAAACATTTTAATGCACTCTGAGGGCATTGTCAACGGGGTCTTAGATGATTCTTGTCTTCTCGTGTCCAACACGAATCACTGGGTCGCACCAAATCTCAAATCCTGCTTCTTTTGCATCAAGACAGAATGAGACATCCTCGCCACACATATCCTGAACTGCACCAGATTCAAAGACTTGCATCTTCGGAGCAAACCAAGGGTACTCAAGACTCTCAAAGACTCCCTTCTTAATCAGAACCCATCCGAATCCTGTGTAATCAACTGTAAACGGTTTGCGACGTTTGCTCATAGTTTCTAATGTTTCATGATTCATGACTCCACCATTATTGCGGAAGTCATCTTCATCTAACCAATGAGCAACAGATGAGGTACGTCCATCTTCTGTGCAATACCATCCAGAAGCAATGTCTTTGTCCATTGCAACCAAACGATAAAATGCCTCAGTGTTGAAAACAATATCAGAATCAATCCAAAGTTGATAATCGTATTCAAGTTTTCCATCCCAAGGTATTTGCTTTGGACCTCGAAGCACATTTGCTCCAAGACACTTACATCTCGCAAAATTGACCATTGAACTATAATCTTGCGAAATCTGAATACTTGCTCCGTTCTGTACCAAATCAAAACATAACTGAACAAAGTTTTTCAGATATGTATATGATACTCCTCTTCCAGGTAAACAAAATACAACTGACTTGCCACGAATCATCTCCCTGGCTGCTTGCATATCAAATCCACCTTCTTCTTCAGAACTTCCCTTTTCGGGAACTTTTGCTTTTACTGTAAATCCTTTTGCCATAAAATTTTAATACCAACGATTACATTTTACCACTACAAATCATTCATTGCAATGGGGTGTCATCCTTATTTAGAATGATTGAAATATCTTGATCGTTTCCTCCCCTCGTCCATACAATCCCTCTCACCTGGTCGAGAGAACTCTGTAAATCTTCCTGGGAAATTTTTTCAAATAACTTAATTCCTTTTACTTCAATATTATAAGTATTCATTTTCTTCGATCTTCATTAAAAGATCTTCAAGCTCTTCTTTGAGACTATTGTTGATAATCAAAATTTTATCAGTATCTAAACGATGCCTAACTGTTTCGACCAATAAGTCTCTCTCATACTCATCGAATTCAATCTTCATTTTACTTTTCTTTCATACTTCTTCAAAAATTATATATAATCTTCTCATTCTCTCTCTAACTTCCATCGGACCTTTTTGAGAATTTTTTGCCGGCAAAATTTTTTTATTTTAAAGTAAATCTCGAAGGCACTTGGGAACCTTTGTAGGTTAGGGTAGTTTATCGATTTTATATAAGGGGGGGGGCATCGGTTTATAATAACAATAACAAACAAATAATAATAACTGTCTATTGTTATTACATAAGGACGAATATAAAAATATATCCCCAGGTGTTAGATATTCGTTATTAACAACACTGTGTAATTATAATAAAACTATACTAGGGGTACAGTTAGTGTCAACGAAGTGTATTAGAATAACAAACTATATGGGGGGTGGTGTAACGAAGTGTATGCGGATAGAGTATAAGACAACGAGTCTATCAGTTTATGAGAACAACTGTGTGACTTCTACACTATAGCACTGTCCAACACGAATTGTCAACCGTAACCCTACAACGAATTGTTTACTCACTGTCAGTTAAAAATAAAAACTATATGGGGGGTGGTGTATCCTACTCATTACCTATAAGTTTATATCATCATATTCACAACACGAATTAAACAGTTTATATGATAACGTAATGATTGCTCCATGATATAACGAATCATAAGACGAATTTATAACGAATAGTTTTCCACAGGGTTGTGGAAAAAGTACGAAAGTTTTCCACAAGGCAATTCTTATAAACGACTGCAAACACTACAATTCGTTATCAACCTGTGGAAAACTATTGACGAATCCTGTGGAAAAATCATCACTTTCCCCTATAGGAGAACTAATCAACCTGTGGAAAACTATTTTTCCACAAGTACTTTAATTTAATTCTTATCTCTTTCTCCTTGTTTTATGATATTCCCTCTGCCACCCACCCTATAAGTCTACACGCAAAATCGTAAGTCTCGTGAGACGATATGCCACTTATCGTAGTGGTTTGAGTATCGTGAGTCTCACAACTAACTATAAAAAAACCCCCGAGACTCATAAGATGTGTGAGTCTCAAGAGTTTCATTGTCTATAAGCATTGTGCCAGTCCTGGGAGTGTCTATAATGCCCTTGACTTTTTTGGCAAGTTATGGTATCATGCGGTCTTAGACAACAACAACCAGAAGGATTTACAAGGTATTACACACATTACCAGAAGGTTTACATAACCTTTATCACATCATTATGTTAGCATAACAAAACATTAAACTATATTTTTTAATACATTTTTTTAACTTATAAATATCTTCCTTCTTACGTTACAAATGATAATTATCTCTTATTCTTAAGAGTTAAGTGCAATCAATTCTCGTTGAATAGAACGCACATCATACTCATCATTTACATCAGCAATGTCTACTGGTGCAAACTCTGAAAGATTCACACTATTATCATCATAAATGGGAGCATAATACAATTCATGAGAATCCTCATCAATCGTATAGATACAACCATGATCTTCCTTAACAATAAACATCATTTCGTTTTTCATTAGTTAGACATTACCTTTTCAAATAGTGAATCATAAGCATCTTCTGATAACCAATCTGGTATTTCGCAACCAGAATGAAACTCAATCAATGTTTGTAATACTTCAACTTCTTCAGGAGTGAATCGAAAGATAAGTTCTTGAGTCATATTAGTTGCTAGTTGTGCGTTCAATCAATTTAGCAGGAGATCCACATGATTGATAGAACTCTACCATTGATTGTGCTTCTTCGAGAGTGTTGTAATACTGACTTCTCCACTCACAATCATTATAGGGAACTTGATAAGAAACTTGATACATCATTTTGCGGAATAAAGACAAGAACTAATACGACCAGGAGTAGAAATAACTTGTCCACCTTTTGCTATACATTGTGCTTCGATTTGTGGATTGCGGAAGTGTAGAATTGTAAAGGCAAGTACGATGAGGAGACTACCTACAACTGCTACAAATACTGATGCTTCAATGTTAGTTTGATTATTCATTTTAGGAATTGATAAGAGTTTTCACTTCATCAAAAGATTTACATTGTCCTGCTTTAATAGCATTGAGAATGTTAGTCGTAATCATACCACATTGATGTTGTGCATTACAAATTGCATACACAGGTTGATGAGTATGAATATCGAAAGTGGTTTTAATCAGCATTGATTTTGTTGTATGGGGGACAGATGGAATAAAGATTTAATCAACCAGTGCAACTCTTACACTATCCGTATGACCGTTTTTATCTTTGGTCTCCTTGATATAAACAATACCAGCATTGATAAGTGGTTGAATTGCCCTCATGCGTTGAGAGTAATTAAGAACTTCATCACCATTCTCAAGAGTGAGAAGAATTTCTTTTTGTGCTTTGGTGAGTTTCATCATCAGTTGCGATTCAGTTGTTGAACATCAATCAGTGCATAACCAGGAAGATTACCAAAGTTCTGAGTGAGTGCTTTATACTCAGACTTTGCAATCACAGTTTTAGTCTCTTGTGTGTTGCAGTGTTGAAAGATGTACTTTTTCATTGTTGATTGTGTGTTGGGTGTAGAAAGAATCAGACCAAAGAAAGTGCATCTTTCTTTTGCTTGGGGTTTTGGGTTTGTTTTACCCAAGCAGACCTTTTGTGAGAATTGATTTGAGAGGGAAGTTTAGTTTTACCTTGCACCTCATTGATAAGAGAAATGAAATTGATAAAGAATTGCTTTTCCATCCGTTGAGCAGTGGTCAAGGTCTCATCCTCTGAACTTCGTTCATCATAGCACGGATTGGGGTGGTTGTCAAGGGGTTTACGGTTCTTCTACCCATCAGCATCCCTGATGGGTATGCTGGACTACACTTGAGACACTACAACTCATTTACCATAAAATCAATTCGATTCTGATAGTAATTGATGTCTTCAGTGATAGATTCAATCACCTGAACTTGATGTTTTGGTGTATTATCTCTTTCAGTCTTGAGTTCTCTGATTCTTTGCATCAGAAGTTTAACTTGGTCTTCCATTGTTAATTTACA